CAAAGATGGCACCGGTCAAGGGCCTAAAAGCTACTCTTCATCACGTTTCGCGGCCGCTTCAATCCACGGCACAGAAATTACGGTTCCAGGTGCTATGATATCGCGTAGGGTCGCTTGGAATTCGATTACTTGTTCTTCACCAATTCCATAACGATCGTACAACATAGACATGTTAGCCTGGACGCACTCATAACTCTTAGAAACATGTTTCATTTCACTCCAGGTCCTCCCCCTTGACCTCTGATTGCGGGACAATTCCAGTCCCCTTGTCACATACTCGTGAAGGAGAGGTATGTGGCTAACGTCCTGTGATGCTGACACCATCACTTCTCGGAAATTAGGCTCGGTGGGACCGTTTAAAGTCCAGCCTATGCGGTGCAACCACCGTGCAGGCTTTGGTCCTAGTACCGTTTGGACCACACCAGTTTTCGGGTCTCGGCCTTCCCAGAAGAGCTTGGAACAAAACTCCCAATCACATCGTCTCTCACTAATGCCCTGTGTCGGTTTAAGACCCAGTGCCTCCAAGTGACTCTTGAGATTATGTGCTACTTTCTCGTCAAAAGTATCCTTACGCGTAAGGACAAGGTTGTCGTCTCCACACACCAGCATCAGGTAACTCATGTCAGCAGGCAACCCACTTTCGTGGGCCAAAGCGTTCACAATCGTCCCTATTAAGCCAGTGTCAAGCTCTCCCGACCTCAATTTGACCATATCAACGTCGTAAGGCTTACCATTGATATCCATGAGGGTTTTCTTACCTAGATCGTATTTCAGACCGTGGGGTGTCACACCTACAGGTGACACTGAGTGCATCCAAGCCATTGTCTGGCGAGGGAACCCCACAGCTGGGTACACAGTATCTCGAGTTGAAAGAAGTTCGTTTTCGAGTGTGGAGTCATACGCGGTGCAATCGTCCCAGACTGCTACCACGTTCTCCCACCCACCTACGGACTGGGCGTACCGATCGCAAACGCGACCGATCTCATCAGGTGTTTTGCCAGATGCATAACACACGTGGCACTTAATGCCATCCCAAACGTCGATCAATGTGGAGTACAACCTTGCAGTCCACGGACCTACAGCCACTTTAACAGCGTCAGGTGGTCCATTGATCAATCGCGTCTTCAACCCCTCTATGTCTGTCATACCAACACTTTTCATCTTCTCAAACTTGACAAAAGCGTTAAACACTCCTTTCTTTGGTATACTCTCACCTTGGTCGGCTTTTCCCCAGGCTTTCAAGAATTTCTGACGTACATTCAATGGGAACTTTGCCTGATTGATCCAATCAGTATGCATAGTTGCGCTCCCGGTCAGTCTAATGTCCATCAAAAGTCTTGCCGCCTCTCCCTGCATGTCTCTGTAACGAGCAAAGGCATCAGGGTTCACGTTGGTTTGCGCGGTAAGCATTCGCAACGTGATTGCCGTCATTTCTGCGTCTTGGTCGACGCGTGGAACAGCCGGCACAGTTTCTGCGATCCCAATCCCATCTAAAGTCAGCGGAGTCTTAACTCGGCCAGGGTGTTTAGGGGGACGGGGATCATCACCAACCTCAACAGACCCACATCCAGGTGGGATGCAGGGAGCACGCAACCCGGGGTAAGCCGGGAAACGAGTGAGGAGTGGCTGAGCAGTTGACCCCGTGATGTGGCTTGTTACAGCTTCAGTGTATAAGGTACGACTCCAGTTGTCGGCAGTGCGGCGGGCTTGATGCCGAGCAACGCAATATCGTACAACCAGTACAATCCATAAAACGGCCGGAGGAACTAGGAGGAGGCATGCTATAGCCGCCCTCCCGTCATCGTCCACCGGCATCTGGAAGTCAAAAACCAACACCAAAACAAACCACAAAACGAACACTATAAGATAAATGACCAAGGTGATCCACGTCGTGGCTTTCACTGGAGTCATGTTATGTAATAGTGCGTGCAATTTCCACAGATTAGAATACCGGTTGACTATGGTAGCTTGAGTGTCCACTTCATTGTGGACGTTGATGTTGAACGCAAGTGCCGAGCCAATTGTTATAGCATCGAGGCGGGCACCGGCAGGAAGTCGTGATTTCTTCATCACAGCCTTCATTTTGTAAACAACATCGGCCATGAGAGCAGGGTCGCGAACTTTGCGCGCGATATCCCCAGCAATTTCCTCAATGGCCCCCCTGGGCATGTAGACCCGACCATTGGATGTGTGCGTCCAAAGGTCTCCGTACCGCCCATACACATGATCAACTTGTACTTCCACTCTATCATTGGCCGAAAGGGCTTGTCGCGTAATAGCGTCAAAGCCCGGGATGTGTATCACACCCATATGCGTGTGGTCGACCACAGCAGCCCGCCAGTCAACTGGGGGGTCGCTTGTAGCTGGTCGATCAGCCACCCGCACACGCCATAGATAAGTGTCACCCATCTTGGTGATAATCTCTACGTCAAGAACCGCGTCGCCATGACGGGCTTCCTTGCCATCCCAAGGCAATGGGGGATGGCGGTACTCGTGGTGATTGCCCACCACCTTCGTAATAACCCAGTCGTCAACAGACGAGAGGTCAAAACGGTATCCGCCTTCGCCGTGGGCAAAGGCGCCATACGCTTCCTCAAAGAGGTGGCCAACTACATAAGCCTCTTGAGCAACACTGGAACGTATGTGTTTCACTAATTCCTCTACCGAAAAGTAGTAGGCCGAGTGAACAAACAATAATACTCCGGGGGTCACACATTGACACGTCTGTAGAGTGTGCTTACAGACTGTATTCCCGTTTCTTATCGCGCTGTTCAGTCGCTCCGCGTCGCCAGGTTGCAAGTAAGGGCATAGACAGTGGATCTTTGACTTGGCATGGCGTCTGGCCCCTGAGCCGACGTCCACCACTTGGATCGCACGTCCGTGCATCTTACGGATCTCTGACAAAGCGCGTATTTCACACATGTTCCTCTGAACGGCCAAATGGGGATGGAGATGGTACTCAAGCGAGGACGCTCGAATAGGAATTAACCCATACTCCTTGGTCATTTGTGTGGCGACTTCATCCGAAAAATTCATACCCACTGGAATCTTTCGGAGCCCCGGACTGGTACAATCCGAGGTCGTGTTCGACTTTCGACTAGCGGCCGAACTTGATGAACTGGAAACATGAGATTGACTCTCAATGTCACTCAGATCATCGTTGTCCAGCAGTAACTCGCGTCCTGCTGTGGCTCTTTCGCGGCGTGTTCTCATTTTATATGAGGCGGTGAAATCAGAGGCTTATATTGCTCAAAAAGAAATG